GGGGAGCCTGCCCGCCCGGTACATTCGTTCCCAACTGTTGTTCTACTGTTGTTGCCATGCCCATGCCGGGCACGCCCATGCCGGCCGGCTGCATGACATTGGCCTGCGCTGCCTGTTGCATCTGGGCGTTCGTCGCCATGTCCTGAGCGACCTGGTTCGCGAAGTGGGGCGACTGCTGGATGAGCTGGTAGAACACCCGGCCCCGCACACCGTCACCGATGATCTTCACCATTGGAATCTCGCCCGGCTGAGCGCCCGGAGGCAGCGGAGGCAGCGCCCCCGTCCAGATGTAGTCACGAATCTGGCGCTTGAGGTTGTTCTTCACGGCCGCGCGTACGTCCTGCTCACGCGCGTACTTCTCGTAGAACTCCTCGAGGTCGATGAAGCCGCCCTGATAGAGCTCGATGCCCTGCTGGAGCAGGACCGTGGCCTCGTCCGGTGTGTCGAGGTTCTGGACGACTTCGATGGAGTCGGTGAGGTTCCTGGGGTCGATCTCGATCAGGTTGCGCTGCGAGTGCTTGTCGCGCCGCACACCGGTAGCCGGGAAGAAGTAGATCGGTACGTCGAGCGTGCGTTCCCAGCCGTGCCAGAACTCGATGATCTGCTTCACCGCGAGCGCGTGATTGTCCACGCCCTGACGCAGGACTTCCTGCCCCTGCTGGATGAGCTGCCTCACCTGCCACGCGGCAGCAGAGGAGCCGGACTGCCCCTGCATGACGGGCGCCGGCATGGAGGCGTTCAGTCGCTCCGTGTACATCGCCGCCAGTTCCTGCAGCGACTTCACGTCGATCGTGACCTGCTTGAGCGTGCCCTGTACGCCCAGCGCTTCGGCCGGGTTGGTTCCGGGCACGAACTCGCCCTGCTCGATGATCTTCGGCTCACCGTCCTCACCACGGAGGATGGAGCCGTCTGAGAGTTCGATCACCCAGCGCGGGATTCCGTTGAAGGTGGAGGCGTTCGAGAGCAGCGTGAAAATCTGGTTGATGATCGGCGCGTAGGCGAACACCGGCTCCATCGGAGTCGTGAACTCCTGGCCGGGAGCGTTGATGCCCGTCCGCATCATCGGGACTTCGGCCACCGGGACCGCGGCTCGCCCGCCGCGGTTGCAGCCGTGAGGGCCGCGATAGACCTCCTTGGCGCCACCGAAGGAGCCGCGAGTCGGGCAGAGCATCACTACCTGCTCGATGCGGTTGAAGAAGCGCACCATCGTGAAGACGTTCGGGCGGTTCCACTGCGAGTCGGGCGGGCCACCCTTCTCGATGCCGCCCACGATGTGGCCCTCTTTGTCCACCCAGATGCCGTACAGGTTCACGTCATCGAGCGGGACGCCGTTCTTCTTCGCAAAGTAGGCGGGAAGCTGCGATGCGCCCTCGCCCTGCTCCTCGACCGACGCGCATTCCGTCCCTGGAATCTCCTCGACGACAGCGAACGCCTTGATGCCGGCGCGGTCACGCCAGACGTAGACCTGGTCACGAGGCAGAGCCTCGAGCGTGAACAGTGATTGGCCCGACTCGGCCCGCTGCTTGCTTGCTACCTTGCGCCGCGCTGCCCACACGTCACCGTGCTCGGCATAGATGAGCTTCCCCGTATTCGGGTGCTCGACTTTCGTGGTCGAAAGCTTGCCTTCCTTACGGAGCAGGTCGAGCTCTTCATCGGTTGCGGCGTCGTAGTATGCGCGGTCAGGCAGCCCGAAGTCTGCATCGGTGGGCAGTGTCAGGTAGTAACCGACGCCGTCCGTGGCCTGGAACATGCCCATCGACCACTGAGCAGGCCGGCCGCCGTTCTCCTCCCACATCTGCATGTCCGCGTCCTCTTGCGAGCCCGCGTTCTTGTCTACCGTCTTCGTGATCTCAGAGTGTGTCGTCTGCGGGGTGACGCTGACCTTGGGAGTGTTGGCAGCGAGGCGAGAGGCGTATGACTGGACGGCCTTGGCCGTCTCACCGATGACGGTCTTGAGGATTAACTGAGACTTGGCGAACGGAGGGGGGACGAATGTCCCCATCTGAGACTGCATGTCGTCCGGCGCATAGCGGACGATGAGGTTGCGCCGCACCTTCGATCGTTCGTGGACCGATGCGTACGCAGTCCGCGCATCGCGAAGCATGGTGCGAATCTGCTTCTCGGAGATCGTGTTATCCGCCATGCGCGCCTCACGCTAACTGATAAAGCGTACAAGCGCATTCTACACCGCGTCTCGTGTCGGCACACGCCCCCCGACTGTTGTCAAGCGATGCTTCGGGATGATGTTCGGAAAGCCGTCCGCTTCCTCGTGCATGTAGCGGTCAGCGTCTGGCGTGTCGTCGTCTCTTTTGATTGGGACACCTGGTACTGCTCGGTCAGGATCGGGCTGGTCCTGCCACCGGTACTTGCTCATCGAGTCATACCAACTGGTGCCGTTGAGTAGCCTCCCGTCCAGCGTGGGCGTTCGAGTCATCTGCTCTGTGTAGAACGATGCTGCATCCTCGAGGCGGCGCTGCACGAGGCCAATCCCTGCCACGACAGAGTCCGCGCCTCCATGCGATGGCTCGATGGCGAACCCAGCCGCCTTAGCCTGCGCGATGCCCCATGATTGCGTCTTGTCTGCCCGCCACATCACGCGGCGCTTGTGCTGCACCTCGATCTCCCGCATCCACGTCCAGAGGTCAGCATGGACGGTCGGACCGGCGTGCTCGAAGTGCGCGAACCGCACGAGCTTGTTGGCCTTCGTGATGCCCGCCACCACGCCCGCGGTCTTGTGCGCTTCCGGGTTGGCGCCACCGAAGTCGAGCCCGCCCACCAGCCGCACGAACTCGGGCAACTCGCCCACCCACTGCAGGTGCGGGCCGAGCGCCCCGTAGACCTGCCCCTTGTAGCCGCCGAAGCGGCCCTCGACGAGCCTTGCGACCCAGTCCTCCGGGTAGAGCGCGCGTAGCAGTGCCTCGTAGTTGTCCGGGAGGTGCGGATTGTCCGAGATGAACGCGGGGATGAACGTGATCCGGCCGCCTGCCGCCTGCAGCACCTTCTCGTCGATCTCACGCTTCACGAACCAGTCTTCGAACCACCCCGGCCACGGGTTCGAGGCCGCGAACACCACGCGCTTCCTGGCGGCCGGGTGACGCATACGGGAGAGCACCATCAGGGCCGCGTCACGAGGAATCTCGCCCGCTTCCTCGAGGATGGCGGCGCCGTACTCCTCCGAGGCGATCGACAGCCAGTCCTTGAGCTCCCTGAAGTCGATGCGCGACACGACGCCATCAGGCCACGACGCCTCACGCACGTAGCGCACGACCATTGGGGAGTCTGTACGCCTCACCACGAGGCCAGGTGGCGCGTTCTCGTCGAAGCTGAGGAGGGTAGTGGAGCGGAGGTCTACGAGGTCACGGCGGGCAACGAGAACACGTACTCCGGGATAGGTCAGCGCGTAGTCAAGCGCGAACTCAGCCTCGGCCCGAGTCTTGCCGCCACCTGCCGCTCCACCGTAGCCGATGAGCGACAGCGAGCCTTGGGGAGCCGCGCGCACCGTGTCCCACACCTGCCGCTGACGGGAGGTGGGGATGAACGCGGGAGAGTCCGCCGTCACTCCTCGTCCAGTGCTGGCGTATGACGTACGACCGTCACTCCTACATTGCCCTCGTGATGTACGCGCTCGGTGAACATGCCCAGGTGCTTGCCGGCAAGCTCGTAACTGCGGACGCGCGATACGTGCGGCGTCTCAGGGTCCTCTGCCATCTCCCAGAGCCGCGACAGGATGCGCTCCTGCGTGATGCCAGAGCGCTCAGCGAGCCGCTTCCGCCCTTTGTCGATGTCTTCCTGCACATCGACAAACGTCAACAGGCGCGAACCCTGCGCGATCGCTGTCTTCTCGGAGTATCCCGCTCGGATCGCTGCCTGCGTAGCGTTCGGGTCCTTCAGGTACTCGGCGACGAATCGTTGCCTGCGTTCGTTCAACGGCATAAGCCGATTATACGGATTGCCCCGGCGAATAGGTAACGTAAGCTGAGCGCTGCAGCGCGCGTACGACGTGCGTCGCGAGCAGCTTTGGAGCGAGCTCACCTGAAACGACGGCGCGCCCCTGGTCGTCGAGTGTCACGGTCAGAGCTGGTCGTCCCTGCTGCTGGCAGATTCGAGCCGCGTACTGGTGCGAACATCCGACACGCACGGCGATCTCGCGGACCGTCAGCCCGGCCGCTCTCAACTCTCGGATTTGGTCAGCTTTCGAAATTTCCATGACTAAAGTCTACCAAGTGCGTTGACATGTGTCACCTAGTAGTCTAAAGTCTACTTATCAGCGGTGAAGAGCACTGAGGAGATCGAGAGATGGGACAGAAACTGGCAATCGCCACGACCGCATACGAGCGCAAGGAGGATCTCGGCGGAGGCTTCCGCGGTGTCGTGAAGGACAAGCGCTCGGGAGAGCGCTACGAGTCTCCCGTCCTCGAGACCATTCAGGAAGCGCGCCACTGGGTCCGCGTGAAGGTAGACCAACTGATGGGCGACACCGCCTGGGCGCCCGGCTACGCCTACCGGCCGAACTGGATCATGAACGTCTGGATTCGCGACAACTAGCAAGCGCGCCGGACTACGGACGCACTCAGGGAAGGAGCCCCTAGCAATGACCACGAACAGCCAGATCATCGAACGCATTGAGCAGGAGAAGGAGTGGTGGGACGCCCTCACCACACAAGCACGAATCGATCACATCGGTCGATTCATGGACCGTGGCGAAGCACCGTGGCTGGCAACCATCATTCAAGCGTGGGAAGACCACTGCGAAGAATCTGGACACACGCCAGTCAGCCAGGGCGGGACCGCCACCTATGCAAGCACTTCCGACGCCTCGGCCGCCG